GGGCAGAAGATCGGCTCAACGCCCGTACCGGTGAGGCGGAAGAACTGCGACTGCGACATCCAGTAGACTTGATTGTTCAGCAGACCGGCAGCCTTTTTCGCGATCAATCCGCAACCAGCGGAAATCTCGTTGAAGCCATAAACGAATTCACCGCCGACATACTGCATCGCCCACAGCGCAAGATCCGTCCACAGCAAGCCCTGCTGCGGCCCTTGAATTGCGCCCACGATGCGCGAGCCTTTCGGGATGCGGTACGATCCAGCTTGATTGGTCACGAGGCCAATCCATGAATCGTAATTATCGACATCGCACCACCGCACAAGAAGCGGGTCTTGGATACCGGTAAACGTCGATCCATACGCCACGATTTGACGCTGTGGCATCGCTACGAATATGCCACGGTTCACCGGCGGCGCATTCGGGATAACGATTGCCACGGGATCGTTTTGGCTCGGCGTCCATGTATAGATCGCGTCATCAGTCGGATTGGCGATAAAGGTCTCGCCCCAGTTATCGAGCGACCAATCTGTGGCTGTGATCGGTGTGCCGGTGTTCGGGATCGGCGGGATACCCGTGCCATACCCGCCAGCGCCGTAAGGACCGATGCCGTAGCCGGTGCCTTGCGGCAGAGGACCGAGGCCGTTGTAATAGAGAAAGCGAACTTCGCCGCCATTGATGAATGTCGAGACGCTCGGTGCGGTGATCGTGCCGCCGGAAACGAATGCGCCGGTCTCAGCACTTGCAAAGCTGACCGTGTTTGTGCCGGTAACAGTAACCGTATGCGTGCCGTTGTATCCAGCCGGTGTGACACCAGCTACGACGATGTTCGTGCCAATAGCGATCTCATATGCACTTGAGAACGTCAGTGTGGCCGTCACGCCGGTGCCCGATGCGCCTGTCACCGTGATGACTGTCGCGTTCGCTTGATTGGCAGCCAAGATGGTGTACTGCGACGAGGACAACACCGTCTGCACGGTATAGTTCCCATAGATCGACAGACCGCCAATCGATGTGGCGACTAAGAACGTCGCGGTATCGCCGACTTGCTTGCCGTGATCCGGAAGCGTGATCGTGATGACAGCGGATCCAGCCGTGGCGGCCAATTCCGAAACGATGCCACCATTTGCGACCGTGGTCGTAGCAAGCGCCGGATCGCCCAGCGTGTTCGTCGCATAGATGTTGTAAGTGTTTGGGCCGAGCGGATAAATCTTATAGACACCGCGCAAGATCAACCCACCAACCGAGACATCGGTCTGAATATAGACCGAATCATATTGGTCGGTGTTCGAGCCCGTATCGGTAACCGTAACAAGATTGCTGCCAGCGGTTGTCGAGAAGTTGACCGGCTCATTGCGCAGGATCTTCTGCGGCGTGATCACGTTCTCGTTGCCGTTCGTGATGACGCTCAAGCTGCTTTCAGCGCCAACGCCGAGATGCTGATCGAGATTGATGCCTTCCCACGCATGCAAAGCGCGCACTGGAGAGCCAATGGCGTCCGTAAAATATTTCTGCCAGCCGCCCAGCTTCTGCACAAGGCCCATGCCTTGCTTGTCCGGCACAAAGCGCACGAGCTGGCATTCCGAAATAGCCATTTCGTTAAGGGCTGGCGTCCGGTTCTGATCGACGCCCGGAACGAACTTGATGGCATTATGGGGCATGCGTTACCCCCGCGTCGGCGTGGAGACGGGCGACATAGACTGCGAAGACCACGCTGCAGCCTCGAACTTCTTCCGGCTTTCCTCTGTCAGAGCGCCCTTCAAAAGCGTCTGATATTGGCTCTCGTAAGTGATTGCCATTTGCGGGTCATCATTGGCGCGACCGAAGTTGCGCTGATAACCGGACACATAGATCATGGATGCCATAATCATCAGATCCGGCAGATAAAGGCTGATGAACGTGGTCGGGTTTGACACCGACAAGCTGTTCGGGCGGAACGTGCCGACGATCTCGCACATATAGCTCTGATCGGGATACGGACCCACGAGGAACGTATAATCGTCAAAGGGGCAGAAATACTTCGGGAGGCCCCTCTGCTGGCTGTTGTTATAGACTTGGTCGAGGAATTCCTTCGTGCATGGCAGCAAAGGATTCCGCACACCCGTGTCGGGGCTGGCCGTACCCATCGGCGTGATGACGTTGATCTGCTCGGGCACCACAAACGTGCCAGCAGGCACCGGGATCGTCCGGGTGCCAACAGTGAGGCCGTAGGAGGTCGTGGCAATCGACGTGAATAGGAAATCGAGATCACGATACATGCGGTTTTCCGCATAGGTGATCATCTGAGGCAGGATAGTGACGAAGGCTGGGTCTGCCTCATCCACGACTGCCAGCGTGGCAATCTGTGTCACATACTGAGAATAGGTCAGACCCGTTGTCATGTTACCCGACCATCGTTTGAGCCGTCTTGCTCACATCCGCAACGCGGCGACCCCAGCCTTTGCCGAACCTACCCCATGTCGGCAAATTCTGAAGGAAGGCCAGCCTATTATCGCAGATACACTTGATCAGAGCAACGGGATCAGCCGCTTTCACAGCCGCCAACGTCTTCATGCCGATGATGCCGTCCGTCTCGACCCGCGCACAAGCTTGCAGCTGTCGAGCGGCCCGTGTCACGCCGCTGTTCACCGCATAGTCGAACACAGCATAGTCCACCCCATCGGGGAGGTCATCGCCGCGCACTTTGTCCCAGTAGAGCTGCTTATAGACCGGAGCCACATCAGCCACAGTGAGCGCTTTGAGCGATCCGGCAGCCACGGGATGGCCAACCCAGCTTTCCCATGTGCGCTTCGTCACGCCCATATTCGTCTCGCCGCCGGGGTCTTGCGGATCATCCACCCAACCGCCCTCATGCTTGAGGACGAGGGCAAGGCTCTGATCAAAGTTGTCTTTCATTTCTTATTCGCCATTTGCTCAATGATCTGCTCCTTGGCGCGGGAGCCGGACGATGAGCCGTAGTAATAGCCTATGATGGCGGTGAATGACGAAGACAAAGCACCCAACAGGATAAGTAAGGCATCCTGCCCCCGTGCGGGGAGACCATAGAGCATGAGACCGATAAGTGTTCCGAAAAACCCAACACACACAACCCCGGCCAATATGGTCGGCGTCTTGTCCTTGAGGCTCATTTCACGCTGACGGGCGCTATTGCGGTCTGTGGCATCAATCTGTGCAAGGTCGATGTCCAACTTCTTCATCGTCACTTTAAAGTTGGCGTCGATCTCACGGAGCTTTGCAAGCTGTTCCGGTGTGGCATTGCCTAAAGCGGCTGCGATCTCGTCGGGCGATCCATCTTGGCTGCCAAGAAGAGCTTCCGAAAGGGTCTTCGTCGCCAACCCCGCCAAAGGGCCGCCAAGGGCTGTTGCAATGGTAGGAGCCACTTGCTTGATGAGACCGCCGACCGTTGAAAGGAGGTTATTCATTTGTCCACCTTCCGGTCTTTGAGGTCATCAATCTTCACGAATATTTCGCGCAAGATGCCTTTGATCTCATTGATCCCTTCGCGAAATTCATCTTTGCGAAGGTAATGACTGGGGAGATCGACTTCGATCTGCTTCACATCGCGGCGCAATTCCGCCACGGCTCCCCATAACTCACGGGCAAACCAACCCATCCCGGCAACGATGGCACCAAGGCCGATATTGTAAATGGATTGGGGGTCCATGAGCCTCACCACATCACCAATGCTATGCGTCTGCCGGGGCGATCACGAGCTTGCCTTCTGCAACAAGCTCCATGATGTTTTGATAGTCAGTATTGTCGGGGTCTTTTGGTATATACCAAATAGAGCCGTCATCCTTTACGGCTGTGATAGAAGTCCCGCCAAAAGGCAGATTAACGTATTTTGCGCTCACCCACATTTTATAACTCCGCGCTCAGAATAAACCGGTTGGCGGTGCTATTATTTGCAAAAACTTGAGTTGAATTTCCCGCAACTAAGCCGCCACCGGAAGCGGTCGCAATAAATTCAAAAATCTTTTTTGACGGGTTGTCTGATGTGAACGATGTAATTGCAGCCTGTCCCGCGTTTGCAGTGGTCATACCAAAACTGCCAATGGTTGTCAGCGAGGGGATAGCCCTCATCTCAACAGGCAGGAATGTCAGCAAAATTGCTTGTGTAGTTGTAAACGCTTGCCCAACAGCGAACCGCTCATAAAGGGCGTCTCCTCCATAAACGATACAATACCGCTGACACATTTGCAGCTCGATAGGATACGGCCTCCACTCATCGGGAGTTGCCTGTGTGCCTACTTCAAGCTGCACACCGGTAAGGTAGAATGTTGCGCCGTTTGTGCCGACAACGGAAGTCGCACCCGTAGCTGAAAATAATTGCGCCCCGGCCCATGATCCGGCTGTTCCGCTGTATGTAGAGCCGACCCCAAGGCCGAACCTAACAAATAGGCCAACACCGTTTGTCGTTAGCCACGTTCCGCTTGTATCACCCGGAATCGTAACTGTTTTATACTCAAATGTGTTGGCAGATGAGATAGTATAACTAAATGGATAAGCTCTATTTTGCGCACTATTTTGAATAGCGCCACCAAACGTCCCAGTAAGAGATGAGCGAACCCAAAATGATAGCGTCACTGTCTGCGCTGATGCAGAACCCCACCCAAAATCAGTAACATTAAGCCCCTCTATTGGTTGGCTAAACATAAAATAATCGCCAACTGCAACGGAATAAGATGAAAGAGAAGTAATGATTGTTGAGTTAATAAAACCTGCAGGCGCGGTGGAGGACCGCTGCACACTAAACTTAGATGCGGCACTTAATGAAACTTGCCATCTATCAAGTGTGTAAACGCCATCGCTAGTTGGCGTAACACTCGCACCCGAATTCCGTTGATCAATGACCATGTTGCCATTGATGATCCGATTCCGCAAATACCCGGAATTAGCAATAGATGCGAGCGTGACAGCGTTTGTCATTACTTCGGTTCCTTAACCGCGTCGAGTTGAGCCTGTGTCGGCTCTGCAAGCGTGGCGTGTTTCCATTCACGGATGTAGTCACCGCGACCATCACTGTCGTTCTGAAGCATGATTGTGCCGCCAAAGGGGGAGAAATCAGCTTCAGTGAGCGTGGGATAGATTGCGCGGATTTTGTCGTAGAGTGTCATGTTAGGCTCCTCTTACCATGCTGCCCGTAAATTGCGATGTTACGCGCCCGACTGAATATGATGCTGTTGTTCCACCGGATGCTTGATATCCATACAACTCAACATAATCTGTTGTTCCGTTGAGATACAAAAGAACAGCCACGACCGATGCCAAATAATTCGTTGTCATAAGACTTTGCACTCCATACGAATATATGGAGCCATTTTTATACAGGATCAACGTGCCAACATTTGATGCGGCGGGTCCCGGAAGGAAAACACCGTTTATCTGATAATAACCGGCGACATTTGGCGTGAACCGATAGTTTGTTGAATTGTCAAAGCAGCTTGCCGTGTCAAAATCTTCAGTTTGGAACTGAATTTTTGTAAAAGAGCCACTAGCAAAATTCTGCGAAGCGTTTGCATAAGCACTAAACGCAGGACCATTCACCGCTTGATTGCCGCCAACTTGCAGCGTGCCGCCAGTGATGTTGAGGTTGCCCGTCATCGTATCGCCGCTCTTGGCGACCGCATTCGCGACGATGAATGAGGTGTAGAGGATGGCAACGAGCGTATCGCCAACCGTGGCTGCATTCGTCAGCACAAAAGTCGTGCCGTTGGTGGCCGTGACATCCACCCCTACCACGAGTTGCACGCCGTTGCGCAGCACTTGAATCTGACCGGCAGTGTAGCCGCCCGCGACCGTGAACGTGGTCTGACCCGCCGTGGCCGTGAAGACTTGCGTGGTCATAGCGGCTTGATTGGGGGTCGAGGCTAACCCGACATCGCCCAACTGAATGCCCCAAAAGGTCGTACCCGCCGGAGGTGCCGCCGTGAAAGAGATCACAGAACCGGCCACCGTATAGGCCGTGTTCGGCTCTTGAATGATGCCGCCAAGAGAGATGATGAGGTTCGTGGTCAGCCCCGGAAAGACTGCCGCCCCACCCGATGTGAGGTTGAACGAAGTCGTGCTTCCGTTAAAGGACGCCGCGATGGTGTCCAGTTTGCGGAAGACCCCGTTGACGGGCGGGTTGCCGATATAGCTCATTCCGTTTCCCCATCAGCGGGTTGGATCACGATTTTACCCTCGCGCTCCAGTTCCATCAAGTTGGCGTAGTCGATGTTGGCGGGGTCAAGCGGGACACACGTTTGCTGCCCATTTATAAGCACGCAAATGCAAATTATGGCACCGCTCATGTCTTTAACGTATGAAGCGTTGCTATACATTTACAACTCCGCGCTAAAAGTAAATTTGCCGAGATTGACCGTAGAGACACCATTATATGATCTATATTGGGTTAATCCCGACCAACCATCTATTCTAACTCTCCCCCCATCCGCAACGAGGCTAGATGCGCCGATTGTTGGAGATGCATTAGTATAATCGGCAGTTGCATCATCTGAAAATTGAATTGTCCCCGATACCGTTACTGACGGAGCCGCCCTCATGGTTTGCTTAAATGATGTATGCGCCCAAATAATAGTTGCTGTCGCGCCAACACCATTGGTGAAAACATCCGAAAGGCCGACAAAACAGTATCTTTGGCACAGGGAGAGTTCTTGCGGGTACATCCGCCTTTCAAATGGCGTTGCGACAGCGCCATCTTCTAGCTGTACTCCGGTAATGTAGAATGTGGCACCGTTAGTGCCGACAACAGATGTTGCGCCGGTCGGAGCAGCGAAGTTCCCGGCCACCCACGAACCCGCCGTTGTGCTATATGTAGAACCCGTGCCAAGAGAGAAACTAAGTTTGAGGCCAGTTCCGTTCGTCGTTAGCCACGTTCCCGAAGTATCGCCGGGAATTGAGATGGTCTTATACTCCCATGCGTTTGCAGAGATGATTGTGTATGAGAACACATAAGACCGGTTGTCTGCGCTATTTCTAATTGAGCCGCCGAACGTACCCGTCAAAGACGAACGCACCCAAAACGATAGCGTGACGGTGCTTGCAGAGGCAGAACCCCACGCAAGATCATATACGTTCAATCCCTCAATATTCTGCCGCATGAGGAAGAAGTCACCGGCAGCAATAGAATACGCCGACAGGGATGTGATAGCGCACGAGTTAGTGAACCCCGGCGTAACTACCGCCGACTGCTGAACAGAGAACTTGCTAGACTGCGAAAGGTCAAAGACCCACCGATCAAGCACATAGTTATTGGTAGCCGGTGTGACACTCGCACCCGCATTGCGTTGGTCGATCATCATCGCGCCGTTGATGATGCGGTTCCGTAGATAGCCGTTGAAGCTGCTATCGACTTGTGAGGGTTGGAAATAGGTAAGAGGCATTATTCCTCTCCATCTGCGGGTGCGATGGTCAGTTCACCGGCAGCCACGAGGGCCATGATGGTTGCATAGTCCGTGTTGGCGGGGTCTACAGGAACCCATGATTGCACGCTGTTGATGTCAACCATAATAATTACACTTTGGCCGCCTGCTAAATTTATCATGTACTTTGCGTTTTCATACATTTTTAAATCTCCGCACTAGCATAATACGTTATAGACCCATTTGTGCCCCATACAGCAGCCGTCCCGCTTGATGGAGAAAAAGTGCTTGGGTTTGTCACATTAATTGCAAATCCATTTATCGTTGACCCCGCAACTGAGACGGTCGCAGAATTATTGACGGTTGCCCCGGCATCGCCAACGCTAATCAACTGCCACGAATTACTGCTAAACGTCACTGTGGGGGCCGAGCGCATGGTTACAACAAATGAAAAGCCGCCACGGGTATCACCATTAGGAACGTATGTAATAAATAACGGGAACCCCCACGTCGTTGCATTGTAAGTTTGGTAATACCGTTGGCACATAGCCAATTCTTGCGGGTAGAGACGGCGCTCAAATGGCGTGGCGACTGAACCAACTTCTAGTTGAACACCTGTAATATAGAAAGTTGCGCCGTTAGTGCCTACGACAGAAGTTGCCCCCGTTGCAGAAATATAATTAGTCGATGCCCACGCACCCGCCGTTCCGCTATAAGTGCTACCGACACCGAAAGCTAAAAGAACTTCCACTCCAATTCCATTAGTTGTCAGCCATGTGCCGGATGTGTCGCCGGGGATAGTTACTGTTTTGAACTCCCATGTATTGGCCGCAGAAATAGTGTATGTAAATGGGTATGAGCGAGTGCTATCGTAATTTTTTAATGCCCCACCAAATGTGCCAGTAAGAGATGACCGCACCCAAAAAGACAATGTTACTGTTTTTGCAGAAGCTGTACCCCATGCAAAATCAAGAACATTTAACCCTTCTATTGGCTGCACAAACGCAAAATAATCACCGGAAGCAACAGAATATGCCGAATTTGAGGTAAACCCCAAATACTTTGCAAACCCTGCCGGGGCTGTTACTGACCCTGCGTTTTGTTGCCATGTACCTTTTGTTGTAAGGTTTGAAGCAAATTTCCACCTATCTACAGTATAGCCTGTAGCGGTTCCACTTGCCCCCGCATTTCTCTGATCAATCTCCATCACGCCGTTGATGATCTTATTCCGCATCGCATACGGCGAAGGCGGCACCGGCATCTGCGCAAACGTGGCAGAGCCATCCGTGTTCAGTGCGATGTTGACGGAAGCAGAAGAGCCGTTTTGGATGTTAGAGGCTTTGATTGTGGACATTAAGCGGCCCTCACCATGTTGGCGCTAATTAATGACAGCCCTACCCCACCCCCAATATATGTAACATTGGTTCCAGTAACTTGATTAATATACCATTCAACATAGTCAGTTGTTCCATTTAAATAGACTAAACAGCCAACACCCGACAAATTCATAAAATTTGTTGTAGCTGCGGCATACCCGAACTGATTGTAGGATGTGCCATTTTTATAAAGCGCCATCACAACGTATCCCGTTGGCTGCGTTGTTGAAGAACACATCCCAGCGCACCAATAATACCCAGCTATTGTTGGCGTAAATCTTTGAGTTGATGTGTTGTAACAATTATCGGTGTCGAAAACTTCTAAATCGCATGGGTATTTAGTCCACGAAGCGTTATTCACCACAAAATTCGCGCTTGGATAAGCTGAAAATGCGGGGCCACGCAAATCTAGCGTGCCAGTAGCCGCAGGAGCAGTCAGCGTCAGTGTGGATGCTGTCGATGCGGGCGAGATCGTGATAGAGCCGCCACCGGATGAATTGAGCTTGATAGCCGACATTATGCAGCCCTCGCTAAGAAGCCGGAAACATACGTTCTTACTTGCCCCGCAGATAAAGTGCAATTTGCGTTAACATAAACGTAATATTCAATGTAATCTGTCGTCCCGTTGCAATAAATTAAACCGGAACAGACACTTGCCTCCCCGGCATAAGCCCCAAAAATAAAAGCGCTGCCATTTTTAAAAATCATAGGCTGCGCAAATGCTCCGGGGGAAGAAACATTAAGGGCATTAAAATAATACCCCGCGACAGTTGGCGTAAACCGATAGCCCGCAAAATTGTTTGCTGTGTCATAAACTTCTGTATCTAAATTTATTTTTGAAGTTGACCCGGAAGACGCTCCTTGATTAGTGCCGAGATACACAAAAAACGCAGGGCCAGTCCCGGCCACACCATTGGCAAGGATGTTCTGTGTCACCGAACCATTGGCAAGGTTGACTGTGCTTACGCCGCTGAGGCCGGTTGTGCCGTTGATGATTACTGGCATGTCAGACCACCGTCCATGTTGCGCCCGAAGAAACCGTCACGGTGATGCCACTTGCAACCGTAACAGGCCCCGCCGTCATCGCATTATTAGTCGCAATCAGCGTGTAGTCAGCCGAAATCGTTTGGCTGTTCTCGAAGAACGGAGCCGCTGCGATCAAGCCGCCGCTGCCATTCCATGACGGCGCACCCGTCGAGAGATCAATAGGCTGTACCGCCCCGTCAGTGATCTGCGAGGAGGTCAGCGGCGTGGAAGGAGGATAATTGCCTTGATAGGACATGCTACCCTCAAGTGATGTTCAAGAACGACACGAAGCAGTCTGCCGTGCCGGATGCCGTCACAACTTGCGCCTTCACGATGTCGTTTGTTTGAAGGACAACCTTTTGATCGCCGCCAACCACGACAAGGCTCGATCCGGTCGGGATGGGCGCTTGATACGCGAGGAAGTAGCTGCCACCGCCGGACTTATCGACCTTCACGTTGATCGTGATCGTGCTGCTATAGGTGTTTGCGAAAGACAGACCAATCAGCGTCGTTTGCGTGGCAGCCGGTGCTGAATAGATCGTGGTGAAGCTGCTGTCTGTGATCGCTGCACCGGTAGAGAGGAATGTGTTCGCCATTGTTCATTACCCCAATGCGATTGCCATTGCGACCGCCGTTCCAGCGGGGTCCACTTGAAGGTTTGTCTGCGCACCCGCCACAGTCGTAGCACCAGTGCCGCCGTTGGCAAGGTTCAACGTGCCAGCCACAACGATGTTGCCAGCCGTTGCAGATGCCGGTGTGAGGCCAGTCGTACCGAACGAAATGTCGATGACGCCAGCCGTAGCAGGAACAGTGCTAGACCATGATGGAGCGGTGCCAGCCCCGTTCGATATGAGGACTGAGCCAGCAGCTGCCGCCGCCAGCTTGGATAGTGTGGTAGACCCGGACGCATAGAGAATGTCACCAGTCGTGTAGGACGTGATGTTCGTGCCGCCATTGGCGACAGGGAGCGTGCCGGTCACACCAGCCGACAAGCTAACGAGGCCCCATACGGGGTCCGTGCCGTCGCTCAGAAGAGCTTGATTGGCCGTGCCAACCGCGAGGCGGGTGTTCGTCGTGGCATTGCGATAGATGATATCGCCGCGCGTCGTGGTCGGAGCCAGCGCATCGAAAGCACCCGAAGCCGTGGTCTGCCCCGTGCCACCATTGGCAATCGGCAACGTGCCGGACACCGCCGCTGTGAGGCTAACCTTACCCCATGACGGAGCGCCGCTGACACCGCCGGAAAGCAGAACATTGTCCGTGGCTGCCCCACCGAGGGTGGACAGAGTGTTTGCCGCCGACCCGTAGAGAAGATCGCCAGCAGCGATGCTGGACAGCCCCGTGCCGCCACGAGGAACGCCCAGCGTGCCGCTCGTGATCTGCGAGGTATCGATGGCAATCGAAACCGTGGCTGCCGCTGTAAGCTGCCCCTGCGCGTTTACCGTAAAGGTGCCGACCGAGTTTGCAGCGCCATAGCTGTTGGCCGTGACGGTCGTGTTCGTGATTGAGAACGTGGTGCCGGTGAGCGTGAGGCCCGTGCCAGCGGTATAGGTGCCAGCGCCCGAGAACTGTGTCCATGTGATAGGCGTGACACCGAGCGTGCCGCCGGGGTCAATCGTGCAGACCCAACCGGTATCAGCTTGCGTTGTGCCGAGATGCACAAACGTGAACGCGCTGACCAGCTCGTCCCATGTGTTCGCATCGGACGTGCGCGTCCAACCGGAAGAAGAAGCCGCATAGATGCCGTTGTCGGCTTGCGCTGTCTGATTCTTGACGAGGATGCGCATCCCGTTCGTAAGGGATGACGGCCAATCGCCACCGGCTTGCGTACCGAGACCCGACAACGTGATGTTGCCGGTCGTGCTGTATTCGCACGATGTTTTGATCTTCAGACCTTCAGCAACGCTATCGACATAGGCTTTGTTGACGATATCGGTCGAGCCGGACGGCGTGGTCGAGATCGTGCCGTTCGTCAGCGTGGCGGTGGTCAGAATTGCTGTGCCGCCAGTGATGGCGACCGAATTCGCATTCTGCACCGACATCGTGCCGAGGCCAGTGATGTCCGTGTTCGGGATCGTCGGGTTCGCCGTGAAGGCCGAAGTGCCGTTGCCCTTTACATAGCCCGTGAGCGTCGTAGCACCCGTGCCACCATTTGCGACAGGCAGAGTTCCAGTGACACCACTAGTAAGGCTAACTTGCTTGTAAGACGGCGGGAGCGAAGCACCGTTGGAGGTAAGAACATAGTCGGCAGTACCAGCTGCAAGCTTCGACAGCGTCGTAGAGGCCGAAGCGTAGATGATGTCGCCGATAGTATATGACGCCAATCCCGTGCCGCCACGGGGAACGCCAAGAACGCCCGTGATTAATTGGCTTGTATCGATGGCGATATTTGTCGCAGCCGCCGTTGTAAGCTGGCCCTGCGCGTTTACATCGAACGAGATTGTCTTATCAGCCGCCCCATAAGAAGCCGCCGTCACGCCCGTGTTGGCAATCGAGATTGTGCCAATCGCCGTGATAGGGCCGCCAGTGAGGCCGGTGCCGGTGTTAACTTCTTGAACCGTGCCCGTGCCGGTTGTGGTGAACCATTCCGGTGCAACGCCGACGCCCAACGTGCGCAGCACTTGCCCCGAAGCGCCGGGGTTCAAAACTTCCCAGCCGCTTGTATCGAGGTAAAGGATCGCGCCGGTAAACGGCACAGACGGCCCCACCATCCGATTAATTGCATCGGAGAGCGTCTGATAATAGCGCTGATCAGACAGCTGGCCGGACGTGATATTGGCCGCATTCGTCGTGTCGATGGTCGCCGATGGAGCGAGGCTCAACATCGTGGAAAGCGTGCCCATCGTGATATCGGTCGGGGCAGCCGTTGTGCCGGTCGAATTGCCCTTCACCGTATTGGCGGGCATCGTCGCCAGCTTCGTATTGTCTACGCCCTGCCCAGCGATCTGAATGGTGCCGGTCGTGGTAATCGGACCACCGGACAGGCCACCAGCGGTATCAATCTGTGTGACCGTACCCTGTGGTGGGTTCAGATTCGCAATAGCTTGTGTTGTCGTGCGCCGCGATACGCCGCCTTGAACGATCTCAAGCTCTTCGGATCCGCCGAGGGATGTGGCTACTGGGAGATTTGGGATCTGTACGTTCGACATTAAATCGGTCCCGTCTGCGGAATCTCAGTGGCCCCACGAGGCAAGCTCGGATCGTTTATAACATATCCGCCGCCGACATACGAACCAGCAAAAGCAGTATTTTGCAGATCAATCCGCGTGTTATCGATCACTGTGATAACAAAATTTCCGTTGGCTGCCGGAACACCATTCACTTTCTGAATGATGACTTGCTGGCCCGTGATCATGCCGCTCGTGGTGTTTATTGTGACCCGGATGAGCCCCGAACCGTTATTCGCAACATTCGAAACATTGCGATAAGTGATCGCATTCGGATCCGTGCCCGGAAGCTCGTTCAAGCTGCCGTTCGGTGCGCCGGTCTGCTGGGTCACGCGCGGGTTCGACGTTGCAACGCCGCCAGCGGTTGTGACGCGTGTCGCCCCACCCTGTATCGGGATGCCGGTTGTCGGATCCACAGTGTTGTAGCCCGACACTTGCCGATAGTTCGTCTCATCCGACAGATAAGGCTCCGTGCGCGGGTTCATAACCGGCACCGGATCCGCCGGGAGCGCAATCGCGCGCAGCTGCTGCTGTGGATCGTCATAGCAAGTGTCGCACACAAGAATGCGCTTGTTGATCAGACTGGCCCCAGCCCAATCATATTGCCACTTCAAATCCGCGTGATTGTACCACATGCCGCATCGGTCACAGACCCCAAAGGCTTGAGGATTGCGGCTACTAACCCGTGCGCGGCCCGACTGAGAGGCATAACCCATCTACGCCTCCTACCGGAAATATCCCGCCAACTGAGGTGAGATGTATTGTTGCGCTTGTTCCACGTTCTGCGATGCCGCGATGTCATAAGCCTCGTCAGCGAAAGGCTTCATCAATGCGACTTTCTCCGGGGCCCACACCATCGCTAAACGCGCGGCTAAGCCATAGGCGAAAGCTTCCATCCACAGATACGGGATCTCAACTTCCTGCGCGCCGCTCAGATTGGCATCCTGCAACCGGCGAACGCGGTAATATTTCAGCTCTTGCGGCCCCGTTGTCGTGTTCGGGACCGGCCACAGCGTGATCGTCGGCGACAGCAAACGGTCAAACCAATACACGGTCGGAAAGCCTTCTTGCTCCTTATTTGGATAAGAAGCGTATTCCGTGCGGCTCACCGGCAGAATGATTCGGTCGATCTCTTGCGTGCCGGACGTTGTCGCCATGTAAGCGTCGAGGATCATCACAGTATTGGCATCGACAGGATACGTTGCCGTACCACTCACCAATGGCGTCGTGATTAGATCCACCGCCCACAAGTTCACGCCTTGGTTCGACCAGCGCGCAAGCATCAAGTTGGCCGCCATGCGGGCAGCCTCAAGATGCTCTTGCAACAGAGCCGTGTTCCTTATCCCGACGAGGTTGTACGCATAAAGCGTCAGCTCACCGAGTGAGGGATTGAACGTGTATGTGCCGCTCGTCGCCATTGGCGAGCCTTATCAGTACGGTGCGTTGCTGAATTGCGCCAGCGTCAGAGTAGCATATCCGTCCCCGCCGCTCGCCACAATACGCACGAAACTCGGCGTGTAAGCAAAGAAGCCCGACTTCGCCGTGCTTTCGCTCACGAGGTTTGGATCAAGCGCATCGAGCCACACGACATTTTCAATCGCAATCGGGTCCGAAGCGTCGTTCGGGTCATTCATCGTGGTCTGCACCGAGTACGTCACAGTGCCGCTGACAGAGACCTGTGCAACAGTCTGTGCAGCTGCCCAGCTGTCCATACGCACCCAACGAGATCCGCCGGACTGTGCATAGCCAGCTTCGACGTTTGCTGCCGTTGCGCCGTTCACCGAGATCCGCGTTACCGTCGCAAAATCAAGCGTCGTGGTTGCTGTGCCAGCATTCGTGCCAGCAAGCGATTCCGAAATCGCCACACCGCCATATGTCGTGCCGTAGACAATGAACGTGCGTGCGCTGTCATTGCCAGCCGATGTGATCGTCACATGGCGCGGCGGATCCAGCACATACGGTGTCGAAGTGAGCGTGAGATCCCCAGCAGCTGCAAGAGTAGCAGCCAAGGCGATAGCGTTCGCATCGGCAATCGGAAGGCTGCCAGCGGTGACAGAAATCGGCTGCATGTTACTTTCCCTTCTTCATGCGGGCTGCAGCAGCATTATCCACGAGATTGGGATAAGGCCTACCAGCAGCACGGGCGCGAGCTTTCGCGGCCATCTTTTGCTTGCGGTCGAGATGCTTAGTCTTAGCATCATCGGGTGCTTCAGTCTCCCAAAATGGCTTGCTCATCAGCAATCCCACTTTCTCAAAGCTTTGTTAATTCGACTATCGGGATCAGCTGCAGCAGCAGCGCCTGTCAGCTTTCGCTTCATCCCAGTCATCCGTTCGCAAAAAGATTTGCGGCGCGGATTGTCTTTGTCTTTGGTCGGGGCT